CCTCGGTTAGTCCCACAATCGTAAAGAGAGAACCCACCGGCTGGAACGTAGTCTTTGTCATTGACGCCATCATCGGAAACAGTGACGTCGGTCGTGGAGTTGTTCACAATTTTCACGATTCTGACGGGATAGGTAAAAGGAGTGCCAACGGTTGTATAAGTCCCGCTAACGGACGCTGATGAGAGCGATCTGAGAAGGTCCCACTTGAGAACGGTGCTTTGTGCGCCCATTATACCGACGTCCAGGTTGCAGTTACGACCCCAGCAAATGAGGAAAGGGAAGTAAGAATGAACACTAAATTTGAGGAAGAATTAATCCACATTTGCCCGATTTTAAAGCTTCCAGAGGGGCCCAGAATGGTCGTGGTCGTCGGAGAATAGGTGGCGACGAAGGGAACCATAGTTGCGTTTGGAGCAGAACCTACGGCTATTGCATACGCATCTATTGGGATTGGAGCGGTCATAATTGACTCCTAGATGAGGTTTCTTTTCAATCTATCAAGTGAGGATTTTAGTTGATAGCGAAAAGAAAAAAAGTCTACCCATCCGAAAAGAGCGACTTCATCATGAGCAAAACGCAGTAGAGATCAAAGTGATTTACGCTTGCATACATAGCGGCTTGTGGAAGATTTTCGTAGCGAGTTATCATTTCCTCAAGTACTTTAAGTTTATCCTCTTTGGATAGTTTAATGTTAGATTCCAATCTCCCTCCATTCAGTCCAAAACAGTTAGAATTCATCAAAAATGCCGATCATAAGTTCAATCTTGCTCATGGGGCCGTTCGCAGTGGCAAGACAATATGCACGCTCTTCCGATTTTTGCAAGCCGCCCATCGCTGCCCAGGGGACTGTATCGTCATTTTCGGATTCTCTCAAGGATCGATTTACTCCAACGTCATCCGTTTAATCATGGAGTCCAATGAAGTCGTCAGCGTCTTCAAAGTCTTCTGCACTTGGTCCGAGAAGAAGGGACTGTCCTTCGGCCTCAAGCAAATCCGTTGCATTGGAGCCGGGGATGAAGGCGCATTGGGCATTATCCAAGGTATGACTATCGATTTGTGCTACTGCGACGAAATCACCCTCTATCCCGAAAACGTCATAGAAATGATCAAGACCAGGCTCTCCAAGGAACATTCTAAGCTCTATGCCTCGATGAACCCCCGCCAGCCTGGGCACAAGATGAAACAATGGATCGACATGGCCGAATTCGATTCTAAGTACTACCAACTCCATTTCTCTCTCGATGATAACCCTTATTTGCCCCAACATTACAAAGACGATCTTAAAAATACCCTAACCGGCCTCTTCTTCAAAAGGAACTATCTTGGGCTATGGTGCCTGGCAGAAGGCGCGATTTTCGATTTCTTCGACCTAGATGTTCATGTTTGCAAAAGACCTCCTATGGCTGCAGAGTATTGGGTTGCCGGTATCGACTATGGGACGGTTAATGCTTTCGCATGCGTTCTCATCGGAGTTAACACAGGCGTCAAAACCCAAACTGGAAAGAAGATGTGGGTGGAAAAAGAGTACTATTGGGACCCTCACAAGACGCATAAGCAGAAAACCAATACTGAATTCGTCAGGGATATCCAGGCATTTTTGGAACCATATTCCCTTAAGGGCATCTACGTAGATCCGTCGGCAGCGGCTTTTAAGGAAGAGATGCGAAGAGCCCAGATTCACGTCATTGACGCAAATAATGAGGTCAATGAGGGAATCTATAAGATGACCAGCCTGATGATGGACGGGACCTTATCTGTCTGTGCAGATTGCCCAAATCTCATCAAGGAAATCGAAGGATATGTGTGGGACTCGAAAAAGGCCGAAAGGGGAGAAGATGCCCCTCTCAAACAAAATGACCACGCAATCGATGCCCTCAGATATGTTTGCGCTTCTCACAAAATCGTAACGTTCGATCTGGTAGACTACTATCGAAAGCAGCAGCAGAAGTTACAGCAGAGGTGGCAATGAAGTGGAAATCCATTATCCTCCAAAAGATTAATCCATTTCGGTCAAATAAATCTTTTAGTAGTATGGGGATTCTACAAGCGAGGGCCCCATTTCATTCTATTACCCACCATGGAATAATGCGATCGAGCCCAATCAGGGCAACGTCAGACAGTGGTTAGACAATCTATACAGCAAGTTCCAGCCCATCGAACAAGCCCGCTGGAATCAAAGTAATATTGATACATTGTTCTATGCAGGCTCACAAACCTTTATCAACAGATATTTCAACTTTACACCATCGTTCTCATACCAGAACTTCTACTTTAACCTGATCCAGCAGCCCGTCAATATGGTCACGGGCTATCAGAGACAGCACCGCAAGTCCATTAACTACATCCCTTCCGAAAGCGCCGATCCCGACACAACCGATCAATACACACGCTTAATCACACACGTCTCCAACGTGGAAGCGATCAACGAGCAGTTCTCCAAAGCCTGTGAGTTAGCAGCTGTGTCCGGGCTCGTCTTAGCGCAGCCCTATCTTGACTATATGGGAGATGACCCAGCTCAGGGATGTCTTAAACTGAAGATTTGGGAATACAACTCGTTTCTTATCGATCCCTACTTCAGATCTCCAGACGCTTCCGATGCGCAATTTGTCTGGTGTCAAGAGTACATTTCTAAGAAGGAGGCCGAAAATCGATTCCCCGACAAGCTTGAAAATATCGCCCCTATGGCAGGCACCCCCCAGCGTTATGGATCTTTTTATTTCCTGCCCGAGAACTACAACATGGCAAGAAACGACCTTATGGTCTTGTCATACGTATGGTACAAGTGGAAGAAAAAGAAAAAACGGCTCTACTCTGCAAGACGAAATCAATTTTTCGACTTTGCGGGCGGACAAGAGCAGCTAGATCAAATCCTCTATGCCATCCCAGACTTAGAGATAGCAGAAGTTGAAACGCCTGTCTGGAAGTTAGCCGTCGTGCTCAACGACCAGCTCATGTTCCAGGGCGACAATCCTCTCGGCTTCGACTCTTGTCCTTTCATCCCCATCTTTTGGAACTACGAGCCGCATATCAACTACTACGACCTCAGAGTACGTTCACTCATCAGAACCATGAGAGACCCTCAGTTCCTGATGAACCGTCGGATCATCATCAACCACGACATTACCGAAGCAACCATCAACTCGGGATGGAAGCGCAAAGTCGGAGCCGTCGCTAACGAAGACAATCTTAAAAAGTCAGGTCAGGGCTGGGATATCATCGTCAACGAAGGCTACGACATGACCGATGTCGAAAAGATCATCCCCTCCGGCGTTCCTGAGTCTGACATGGCCCTCGCAGATCAGCTACAGACCCTTATCTTTTCTACTTCTGGCGTCAACATCGAGAACTGGTCAGCTCAAGATGATAAGCAGGTCTCAAGCCTCACTGTGCTCCTCAAACAAGCAGCCAACCTGATGGTCCTTCAAAAGTACTATGACCAATGGGACTACAGCCTTAAACTGCTTGGCGACAAACTGCTTCAAATCGTCCTGAACAATTGGAATGCAGCAAAAGTCGGCTTGCTTCTGGGGGAAGAACCCACTCAACATTTCTACTCCCGCATTTTTGCCAAGTACCAAGTCATCGTCGAAGAAGGGCTCAACACAGCCACTCAGAAGCAGCAAGAGTTCGTCCAGTGGATGGAACTCAATCAGGCTCTTGGAGGTATCATCCCTCCTTCCGAGATCGCCAAACGGGCTGTTATTCAAGGGAAGAACGAACTGGTTGAGATCCTGGCTAAACAAGAACAAATGGCTGCGGCTGCTAACGAACATGCTCAGAACGTCCAACACGTCCGCGAAGAGGCCGAGATTAAAGAGCTCTACTCTAAAGCCGTCGCTAACATCGCCACTGCAAGAGAGCGCCACGGTCGTGCTGAAGCCGACATTGGCCTTTTTGAGGAAAGACTTAGCGAGATCACACAGAATCGGGCGATGGCGACGAAGGCCAAGATGGAAGCTCTTGCTAAGCTCGTAGAGGTCATCGCTAAATATGGCGAAATCGAAACTGGGCTTAAGATGAACGAACTGGAGTCTTTTGATTACAGACAAGAGTCCAAAGAAGACCAAGAGAAACAAGACGCCAAACGCACAGCCATGAGCAACGATTTCGTCGCCCAAATGCTGGCCGGAATGGGTCAAGAACAACAACCAAACCAACAGGGGTAGCTATGGCACACAAGAAAAAAGAAGAGAAGCACAAAAAAGAAATGAAAATGCACGAACACAAACATGAACACAAAAAAGAACATCATCACGAGCATAAGAAAAAACACAAATCCAAATAGGTTGCAAAACATTTCTTGACTCGTATACTGGAAGAAAAAGCGTAGCATCAAGAGGAACTTATGTCAGGCAGACGCATCGATGATCATGGCAGCTGGGTAGGTAAGGGCGGCAAACATTCCGTCTTTCCAGATGGCCCTCATAAAACCAAAGAAGAACACTCGGCAGAAGGGTCAGGCCACATTGGCTCTATGTACCCTGACACCACAGAGATGATCCACCGAGACCAAAAGCACGGGGATGGCAAGATTAAAGGCCACCCGATGAAAGAAGGCTATCGGTATTAATTTAGGGGTTCTGGCCAGTCTGGGACCCTATTTTGAGGCTCTATGTCAGAGAAGAAGATCCTTCACGATCCCCTTAAGCCGAAAGCTAGAGCTGCCAGTAAAAATTTTGCAGCTCCAACCAGAGACGAGGCAACCACCGGCAGATTCATGCAGGCAGGCGATTATTACGGCATTGGCCACAAGAATCCCGTCGGCAACGAAAAAGCATCTGGTCTCAAAAGCGGACCGATCCCGCAGGAGTCTGAATGTTTCCACTCAAGCCTCTTAACCTAAAGCCCCCCAAAAATCGTGTACCTAAGCAAGAGGCACATACCGCTCCTTATCGCTTTGGCATGGGCGACCATTATGGCACTGGCCATAAAAACCCTATGGGTCGTATGAGAGATGGCTCTGTGGGCTATCGTCCTGTTACTGCTGGCAGGATGCGCAAGCCGCCTAAGTCTGTTGTTTAGTCGGTCTACATTCATCACACCGCGTCATCCACCACCCATTATGAACGAAAAACAAACCTTCTTTCCCGCAGAGTTCGCAAATCTGAGCGCTTTTACATTCTGCCTCTTGGACTAGAGCAAACATCATGTCATAGTAATATACGAAATAGATCCTGAGGGCGCCGAATTTCTCTTTGATTTGTGCAATTTCAGGAGGGTCCATTCCTTCGGGCAAATCTTTTAGGACCTTTTCAAGCAGCTCTTCAACGATTGGATACCAACCAGGACCACAAGAAAACTCTGGGTCTGTTTTGAAAAACCGGGGGAACTTATCGACTATCTTCTGTCTGTCGTCTAGCATTTTTGTTGCGTTGAGCATCTTTGCTTATCTCCATGTAAATCTGCTTTACAGTCTCATCATCCGGATCGTCGGGCTCGGGCCTTTCCAAGGAAGCCCTGTCGTACAGAAAAGCCTTAATGCTTTCAATCACCGTTGAATCCTCCATCATCATGCCCCTTTGGTATGCCTCCCAAAGCTCTCTAGGTGGCAAAATCCAAATAACGATGATGATGTCCGTCCCTGGTGTCGCTCTAAAAAGCATTGAATTTGTCTGGGCTTTTGGTTTAGTAAGGCGAGGTTGCCAAATCAACCTCTTCGTAACTCCGTCGTCATCAGTTCTGCCGTGGGCGAAGATGTAGAATGGTCTATCGCCGAAGGGTCTTTGCTTAATCAGATCTTCGCAGCATTCGGATATGGAAAAGTTTTGCTTTTTGAAATGCTCTAAGCGATCGTGGGTCTCTAAAAAATTAACCTTCATGTTGTGCCCAATTAAATAATTTCGTATAACTAACTTAAAACCATTCGCTTGTCGGCGTTAAGACTAAGGTTTTACATGACAACATCCACAAATTCAACTGAAAATACACCAGCACCATCCGAGAAGGAATTGAACTTCCGAAAGCAAGAAGAAATGTACACCCGCAAATTGGAGCAAGAACGAGAAGCCCGACTTGCAGCAGAGCAGAAAATGGCGGAATACGAAAAGGAAAGGGCCGCGCAAGCACGCCTTCCCTATAAAGACACCGACGAAGATGACGACGACGAACCCTATGTAGATCGCAAAAAGCTGAAAAAGGAACTGGTCAAGTCCAAACAAGAACTCCGAGGAGAGACAGAATCGATCATTAAGAATGAGGTGCAAAGCGCCCTTGCCAATGAGAGGAAGGCTAACTGGCTTCGCTCCAATCCAGACTTTCAGGAAGTTATGTCTCATGCTCAAAAGTTCGTTGATAAATATCCCGCTACTGCCGAAACCATCTTAGAACTACCAGAGGGTTTCGAGCGACAAAAGCTGGTTTATAACGCAATCAAAGAGGCGGGCCTGCATAAGAAAGAAGAGGCAAAACCGCCAATTCAAGACGTGATCAACAAAAATCAACGCAATCCTTACTACCAGCCTAGCGGCGTTGGAACGGCTCCGTATGGCGTGACTTCTGTTGGCGGCAAGGACTATTCTTCCACGGACCAAAAGAATGCCTATGCGAAGATGAAGGAGCTCCAGGCGAAGTTAAGGCTTTAAAACTTCCCGCATGTCGATTATGGGGTTGCTGCTTCCAATAACTTTTGGCAAAGAGCCATCCCACCTCCTAATCACTTCATAAAAGATAATCTCCTGCGTGATGGACTGAGCAAGCAACATATTTGCATTTGCTTCCGCTTCTGCTCTCAAAAGAATCGATTGAGCCTCTCCATGTGCCTTTGCAATTTCTTTTTCGGCTTGAGCCTTTGCCTCTCGAAGTTCGTTTTCTCTTTGTTGGGCGCGCTGGGTTGCCTCTATCTTTGAGTTAAGAGCAGCCACTACCTTCTCGGGGAAATGAAGAGTCCCAATGAGGTAAACCCTATCGATGGCTATCCCCATGGGATCTAGATCGGTCTTTAGCTGTGTTTGAACCGATTCGATGAACTCTTGCTTATCAACGCCATATAGGTCTTCAACCTTCATCTTAGAAGCAGCTTTGTTAATGGCGTCCCTGGCGTAATTGCGGATGAAAACGTCGGTAATTTCGTTGATGCCTCTGCGATATTTGGCGAAGAGCGTGTGTACCATGCCTTCCTTAAGATGATAAGAGAGACCAATATCAGCGGTCACATTGAGTCCTTCAGCCGTCTGGAAAATGAAAGAATCATATCCATGCGCCTCATCCCAAATCTGGTTTTGCTGAAACATAGGGAAGCGATAGACCTTCTTCCATGGAGCAATCCAGTGCATGCCTACATTAAGCTCTCTGTGTGATGGTCCCTTGTCGTCCCCGAAGAGATTGACAATGATACCTACATATCCAGGGGCTACCATGGTAAAACACAGAAGCCACCAGAAGAAGAGAAAGGAGCCAACAGCAAAAAGAACATAATGTTTAATGTGCATAGGTTAGGCCCCGAATGGTTTTGAACCACTGACATGCAAGTTAACAGCTTGCTGCTCTACCCCTGAGCTACGGGGCCGTATTACCTCTTCAATCTGTTTCAAAGCATCCTTACGCAAGATCTTTAGCTTATGCCATTTTCCGGCTTGGGCGTAGTTGAGACCATATTTATAGCTCATTTTCCTTCTCCAAAAATTGGATATATTTCAGGGACGCCTCGCTAAATCCATCAATGCGCACCCAATGATTGGCGGTAGCGACACCGTTAGAGTAGGCGCCGACGTTCAGGATATATCTCTTCGTGGCAGGCGGCATAACGGTCTTGACTTCATCGTGGGACTGTTCATCTGTAACAAGGATGATCCTGTCCAAGGGACTTACGGCTTTAACAACCTCTTCCACAGCCCTACCGATTTCGGTCCCTCCTCCGCAAAGGGAAGCGGCACGTTCGATGTTTTGTTTTAAAGCCAACCCGCTCCATCCCGGGATTTCGCAGATTCTGCTGCCAAAGCAAAAGATTCTAGGACGCCTGCAAAGTTCTCTTGCCAGGATTGCCAAGGCGCTGGCAGCGTCATTACGGGTCATTGTGCTCTTTTTAGAAAGATTGCCTGACATAGAGCCGGAACAGTCGATTAGGATGGCTGTTTGTCCTTCGAACTTTTCGCCATCGATAGCCTTAAGCATGGCAGCGTCCAATTCTTCTGCATACATCGGAGCCGCTTTGACGGCAGCGAGGAACTGGAAAGGGAGAATATTGGTGAAGCTTTTTAGCCGCAAAGCCTGTTTAACCAAAGTGTAATCTACGCTAGCCTCGGCCATATTCCGGAGGTTACGAATAAGAGCAAGACCTCCTATTCGGTTATCGCTAAGCAATCTTTCGAAAGTCGTTTTCTTATCTTTGCCCGCAGAAAGATTTACCTCCCAAGTATCTGGAGATTCGAGAACTCCATCGACCAATTTTTTCCAGATAAGCGCATCTTCTTCGTTTCCAGGTTTAGCGTGGCAAAGGAATAACACGTCTCTAAGCTTAATAGCGCCGTCGCGGTTGTATTTTCCCAACGCATAGGCATCAAACTTATTAAAGGCCCGGGCGAGCGCCTTCTTTAACGCTTTAGCGATTGGACATTTCCCATTTCTCCAATATAGGGCCAGGATCTCGGTAAGATCATCCGCACGAGTAATGACCCGTTCGATCACTTCTGGCAGGGTCTTTAGACGTTTGGGATGCTTTAAAAGCTCTACGGCCAGTAGAAGCGGAACATGGCGCAGTTTGTACTCTAGCTTCGCCGCTAACGTTAAATCGGCAACCTCAACGTAGTCACATTCCGGGACCAACTTGACGATGCGGTCATGAACTTTAACCCCATTCTCATAGAAATTATCTTCCCAAAGAAGGCAAGAAAGAACGGTCCTACGTAGTTGATTGATCGGTTTGCCGACAAACGCTGAGGCGCCTTCGTGGGTTTTGACAGTAGGTTTTCGCAAATTGAATTTCATATCGTCTCCAAAAAAGCGGGGAACACTCACTGGCAGTGATGGACGTTATCCCATTCTTAATTGCCTTTCGGCTGTAACTAAGTAACTGCCAGTTTCGCCACCGCTAACTAAAAGGCGGGAACAAACGGAAACAGTACTAAATAGAACCTCAATCTAAGGAACTGTTTTCTTCACCACGCCAAAAATTTGCCCATCTCCAGTTTACCGGCGGATCTTGAAGGGCTACCGCCTCTAGTCGGCATAACTCCGACCTCTTATTAACGTCCAAGGCCACGACGAAACAAAAGAGGGGAACATCCGATCCGACTTATCTACGAGGTTTCCCTCATAGGCCCCATAATGGGGGGCCTAAGAAATTCCGATCTTCACCACCTCTAACCAAAAGGGAGGAACATTCGGCAAGAGTCATTCGACACGAATCACACGTGTCAGGACATTGCTGCCCTTTGAGTTGCGAGCTCAATTAACCTAAGTAACTCTTGCCTACACCATCCCAAACTAAAAGGGGGGAATAAGTCGCCAACCGCTCATTGGCGCTCTACCATTGAGCTACGGGCTTTTTACACCCGATACGATTCGAACGTACAACCCCCAGATTATCAGTCTAAGTAACGGTTGGCTTCACCACCCCAAAAGGAATAGCATATCCGATTTGTCAAAAATCGCAATTCCCAAACTTTTATTTAATTCAAACAATTTCTATACTCCGAATTTCGCCGCACAGCGTTACGTGCACCTGCGTAAGGAAGGTCTCGCAACTTCCAATCGGACTGCCAGAGAACGGACGTAGCACGTCGAGTCGTCCACGGATCGGCAGCCACAAACATATTAACCGTGCAGGTTACTATGTCGATCACCACTACTGGCAATTTGGGACCAATGATTCTGCAGTCGCTCGCGCCTGCCATGCTTTATGTCCCAACGCCAACTATGAACTACATCCTTATCTGTGATAAGGTGAGCATGCCTGCCAACGGCGGCACGACTTGTAGATTCATGCGCCCAAGGGCTCTGGTCCCACCGACCATCCAGTTGGGGAACTCGGGGATCGATCCGCCAGCCCAGGTGCCACAACGCGACATCATCGATGCGCAAATGGCGTTCTTCGGTACTGGCTGCATCATCAACGAACAGGTCATCCTGCAAGACCAAGAAGGCGTCCTTGCTTGGGTATCCGAGCGTCTGGCCGTAGCTATGCGTCAAGCAGAAGACCTTATCCTCCGCGACTACATTATTTCGGCAGCAAGCCAAATCATGGCAGGCGGAGGAAGTAACGGGGACAACCCAACAAACTTGGGAGTCTCCGATTTCAGCCTCGTGGCTGCAACTCTCGATACTAACAACGCCTACAAGTTCATGTCGGGAATCGAAGGAATGGATCGTTTCGGAACGGGTCCCATACGCTCAGCATACTTTATGCTGTCGTCAACGGAACTCCAACCGGACTTCGATGCGTTGACTGGCTCTGGCTTCCTGTCTCAATGGAACTATCCAACCAATTCATCTGCTCTTCCGTCTGAGTATGGATCGGTATATAACATCCGTATCCTGAACAGTTCGGAAGCGCCGATCGCACGTGGGGCTTCTGAAAACGACCGCGATGTGTACTACAACGCTATCGTCGGCAAACAGGCGCTCACCCACATCAACCAGGACGGGTATTCAATGAACTTGATTTACCGCGATCCTTACTATTCTGGAATGCTAGCGCAGAACGCAACCTTGGCTGTGAAGTTTGCCCAAGCGCAAGCCATCACTCAGGATACGGCTATTAGAAACCTTCTGTGCACACGCGCAGGTAACTAAGGAGACGTATCATGACTGAATATTCCAGAAGCGCAAAAGGCAGCTTCACACAATCTGCCACTGGGAATGCGGTATATATTAACCTGCCATTCCAACCAACTCTGATTAAGCTAACCAACATCACCGCTTATACCAACTTCGCTGCGAGCGACATCCCCTGGGCTGTTTGGGACGTTGCTTCAATGGGGCAGGGCACAGCAGCTGTTGGCTACGTGGGTACTGGGCCTGTATTGCAAACCGCATGGGTAGCAACGCAGGGCTTTAGCACCTTTGCAGCGGGGCTAGGTCTTCAACTGGGGGCGCAACTCCAGATTGCTAGCATCGCAAAAGCAAACCCAACGGTCGTCACTACCGCATCAGCCCACGGGCTGAGTGTCGGACAAGTGGTCATTTTGGAAGGACTATTCCAGTCTTCAACTACTGGTATGCCTCAGATGTCCAACATGCCATTTGTGATTACCGCTGTCGGCAGCCCAACAACGTTTACGGTGCTTTGGAATTCCAACCAAAGTAACTATACAGCGCTGTCCGGGTCTCCAGCAGGGGCTTATGTCAGACAGGTCCTCTACCCGAACCTTTATCTGCCTGGAGTGAATTTCATTTCAGCGATTAGCACGGGAACGACGACCTCGATTACGACGACCACGAACCACAATTATGTTGTGGGACAAGAGATTGCATTTAGAATCCCATCAGTTTGGGGGACTACTCAGCTTAATTCTCTGCCTAACAACCTAATCCCAGGGTCTCCGATCTATGCTTATGTGACCGCGGTCTCTAGTAACACGGTTTTTGTTTGCAACTTCAACTCAACCGGATTTACGGCCTTTAATAGTAACCAGCCAGCTACTGGGACTTCGGGGCTGCAATATCCACAAGTTGTGTCTGTTGGCGATGTAAATAGCGGCGGCTTCCCATATTCGGGCGGCTCTCTCTACCCATCACCGCAGTTCCCAACCTTCTCTGGTGGTGTTCCTACGATTAACGGTCCTGCAATTCAGGGCGCATTCGTAAACAACACCCGCCAAGGGTTCATCATCGGCGCTGGTAATGCTGCCGTTGCTGGTGGGTCTGCCGACACTTCTTCGCATCTTAGCGGAGAAACGTCGGACGTTATCATGTGGGAAGCTTATCTCACTGATATTGCAATGCCATAACTTCTTTAGCCGGGGCACCTGTCCCGGCTTCTTTCTTCGAATAAATGTTGAAAAGTGCAAAGTAAAGATTTAAGTTGTATATGCTATGAGCAATCCATATTTCATCGGACCTGTCGCCCCAGAGCGCAATCCTCCCATCCAGCCGCAATATTTCCAGCCTTCAGAATTCCCAATTACGGCGATTGCATTTGGAACCCTGACCACCCTGACCACCGGGACCAGCTTCGGCGTTAGCAACAACTACGTTGTAGGGCAGCAGGTGAGGCTGAACATCCCATCTACTTATGGGGCTCAGCAACTTAACGGGCAGACGGCTTACGTCATCGACATTCCCGGCGCCAATCAGGTGACGATCAATATCAACACCTCCCAAGGATATAACGCCTTCAATCCAAGTCCTGCTTATGGGCCCACACTGCCCATGGTTGTGGCGATCGGCGATGTGAATTCGGGGCCTATTAATGCCTCTGGCCGAATAAATCAGGGGACCTATATCGAAGGCGCCTTTATAAACATTTCACCATAAGGAAACTATGGCAAGACCGAAAACATCCCATGAAAAACCACAAGTGACCAACTCATTTGCACAAATGGAACTCGACAAGGCAGAGAAGCAATTTGAAGAGTTCAATGATCAAATTCAGTCAATGACGATGGATCGGATGTCCGCCGCTCCCAAAGAGGAAAGGCCAGAGCCAGAAGTCTCTCAGAAGCAGATTGCCAAGTCGAACGATATTTATCTAAAGCCAGCCAATACCATCTTTCCATCTCCAAATCCGAAGACGCACGTCACGGAGACTTTTAATGAAAAATTCAGGGAGAAATACAACTTCGCCAAGGAGTACGTCAACTTCATTGCCGAGAACGTCGAGCTGAATGGCGAAACAATCGAGATTTGGACAAGACCCTACGGCGGCCTTCCAGCAGAGTTTTGGAAGGTTCCGGTTAATAAGCCGGTTTGGGGGCCAAGATATTTGGCAGAGGCGATCAAGGCGCGCAGCTATCATCGGCTGATGATGGGCAACCCTTATGCCACGGAACAGTCCGGCATGGGGACTATTTACAACACCATCACTGTGGACAAGACCATTCAGAGGCTCGATGCACAGCCTGTCACTAAAAGGAAGTCCATCTTTATGGGAGCTCAAAGCTTTTAATGAACCTGCTGAACGACATCATCACTTATGTGCGGCGCATTGTTAAGACCCCAAACAATGCGTCGTTGTCGGACAATCTTATCATTGACTACATCAATCGCTTCTGGTTGATGGATGTAGATGCCCGCATGCAGCTCTTTGACTTGAGAACCAAATATCAATTCCAGACTATTCCGGGGATCGCTGACTATAATATGCCGCTCTATGGCGTCAACGGCTATCCCAATCCTCAGGAGCCAGGAGGGCAGGTCGTGGGACAGTATCCAGTCTATCAAGGCTTTATGCTGCCTTGCTATGCAAATGGCATCGAAATACCTTTCTACAACCAACGAGATCCGTTCTGGAAGATTTGGCCTAACTATATTCAATCTCTGCCCAATGCTGAAGAGGGGAATGGTACAAAGACGATATTTACATTGTCTATACCTTACTTTCCAGCTATCCCCGGCCACGTAGATATCACAGGGATCATCGCCACGAATACCACTCAAGACCCTATTATCGCGTCTAGCATCAATACTGCCATCCCGCTTACCAGCATCTTTCCTGGCGTCTATGTGCTTGCAACGGCCACAGACGGAACTCAGATGGTCATCCAGGACTCCGGCCAGTTCTTGCTCAATAACACGCCCTATGGGCTTCTAATGACGAATCAGGGGGCATCCCTTGGTTCCTACTCGACCACTTCCAATACCGTCAACTACGCAACAGGCGTCGTCAATGTCGCCTTCCCAAAGCCCCCTATGGCGAATACGCCGATCCAAACCCAATGCTACTATTATCAACAGGGGCTTCCTAGAGCGATCCTCTATTGGGACAACTGTTTAACGCTTCGTCCCCCTCCAGATATTCAGTACTTGATCGAAATAGATGCTTATCTCAGCCCAGCGGCATTCTTACAAAGCGGGCAAGCGATCCCATTCGCCTACATGGCTGAATATCTCTCCCGCGGAGCCGCCAGAAAGATTCTTAGTGATACCGGCGATATGGAGCAATTCCAATTCTATGAGCCCCTCTTCAAAGAGCAAGAGACGCTTGTTTGGAAACGAAGCCAACGGATCTTCACAGCTACTCGCATCGGGACCATCTTTAGCGACCTGCAAGGTCCTCAATCAGCCCTCGGAACAACTGGTCAAGGAGCAACATAATGTCATCTTTCCCTTATACCACCGGCATTCCAAACCCGCCGAACGATCCTTCTGTGGACGCTCCGAACATGCAAACGAATACCAATACGATCGCTACTTGGGTAGATGTTGACCATTATGGCTTTGGGATTGGGGTTGGTGGCAAGCATCAGATTGTTACATTCCCTGGGAATATCTCTCCTGGAGCACAAGGAGGACTATCTGCTGCTCTAGCCACAGTTCCCGGCACTGCAAATGCGTCTGCCTCGCAACTTACATATACTAACTCTCTAATTACCCTCCCGCTCAGCTGTGTTCGTGCCTATGCCACCTTCAATGGCACAGGATCAGTACCGGGGACTATTACCCCAGCCCAACAGTTCAATGTGTCTGGGACGATAAACCATCAAGGATCTGGACTATACGTAGTTACATTGGCCATGAATGCTACCACCGGGGACTCATACGCAGTAATTCCCTCATGTGGCCAATCATCTGGAGGTTCTCAATTAGTTTGTAACTATACCGTGTCAGGGTCAAATACATTTATCATCCGAACTTTTACAACTGGCGCTTTTTCTCAAGTAGATTCGGTCAACGTCTCATTCATAGTCATCCAACTATAAGAGGGTAGATGTCAAACAAGCTCGTTGTAGGTCCCTTTAACCGAGGTTTCCGCAACGACGTTCCCCCTTTCTATATCGACAATGATTCGTTTCCTACGCTTGTCAATGCCTATCAATGGCGCAATCGTGTAAAACGCAAGCGAGGCACGGCGCCGGTATGTCGATTACAAAGGTTTTTCAATTCCAACATCTCTTCATACGGGTCTACCGCGTCATTCAATCTTGTCGGAGGCGCTGGCAATCTGCTAACCGGATTCAATCTTGAAGCATCGGGCAATATCATCCCGGGCACCGTCCAGTTCACTGACAGCACAACCACAACGGTCTACACAGACGCCAACCAAGACGGCACCCTTCAAGGCTCTCCATCTGGGACAGGAACCATTAACTATGCCACAGGGGCCATAACGATCGTGGGCGCCACTTCCGATACGATTACTTTGGCCACTTTTAACTACTACCCTGGATGGCCAGTGATGGACATCGAGGACTTAACGCTTATCGCAACGCAATTTCCCTCGACGCTTTCTTTCGATACAGACTATGCCTACCAGATTGTTACGGCTTTTCCCTACTATTCATACAACGTCAGCTTCTACAAGAACCCCGCCACTAGCGCCTCTTTGCCAGGATATACTCCAAAGTCTACTCCTACCCCAGTCGTTTGGAATGGGCAGACCTACCAGCAGTTTTGGTCTGTCAGTTATGAAAATGCTCTTTGGGCAACGAATGGAGTCACACAGCCCTTTACTACTACCAACATTGGGATGCAGTTCAAGCCTCTTGCGACTATAACTTATGTGAATTCTACTACTCTTACATTAACGATCACCGAGACGATGGCGACGCTTGTTGTTGGAGATTTCATCTTCCTTAATGAAATTCAAGGAACTAACAGCGCCTCAGTCAATTTACAAACTGGGTACATAACAGCATCTTCTAACAATGGGAGTACAACAACCCTTACAGCAGTATTTCCCAATGCAACAATAGGAGCTGGGCCTTATTCCAGCGGGATCGCTCAATATCTCACTAGCAACCTAGCAGCGCCCACAAAAGATTGTCTACGTTGGTATGACGGGGACCCAACTTCTGGGACATTTCGCAATCCTACTTTTGCCCAGGGCAGAGGGTGGGTAAACTTTGCCCCTCCCATTTACAGCGCTCCTCCAGATTCTCAGATTATTGGGGATTTGCCGCCATCGATCTATTACCTTGTAGGCGCCCTTATGATCATTCCCTATAAGGATCGCATTTTGTTCTTGGGCCCTATTGTCCAAAGTACCGGCTCATTACCGGGAACAACCGCAGGAACCTATTACCTGCAAGACACCATCATCTTCAGCCAGAATGGCACTCCCTATTACACCAGTTCATTTACAGGAAATCCCTTCTTAGCGAATACCGTTCAATATCCATTGCTTACGCCTCCCATTGTAGGCGCTCCAACGGCTGTTCAGGGGGCATCTGCCATCAGCTACATAGCTGACGTTCCTGGCTATGGCGGCTATATCACCGCTGGGTATGCCCAGCCCATTGCAACTGTTGGTTCTAACCAAGACGTCTTGATCGTCGGCTTCACAACCAGACAGACAAAGCTGATCTATTCTGGCAATGATCTTCTGCCGTTTGCTTTTTACATCATCAACTCGGAGCTAGGCGCTACGGCTACATTCAGTTCAATCATTCTCGACCGTGGCGTCATGACTCTTGGGGATCGAGGCATAACTCTTACCGACCAACAATCCTGTGCCCGCGTCGATCTAGAAATCCCAGACTATGTATTCGATTTTGATCTGCTCAATCAAGGAACTCAACGCATTTCAGCCCAACGGGATTATGTGAATGAATGGGTTTACATAAGCTATCCATACGATTCAGAAGAAAATGTCACAAGTCCATTCCCTAACCAAACTCTCTTCTACAACTACAGAGACTTATCCTGGGCTGTTTTTAACGAATCTTATACAACCTATGGGCCTTTTCGCAGACAAAGTGGCTTTACATGGGCAACGGTTGGCTCTTACTTTCCTTCTTGGAATGCTTGGAACCAACCTTGGAACGCTTCATCCTCGTCCCTACAAGAGCCAGAAGTTATAGCTGGCAATCAGCAAGGGTTTATTGTCGCTCGCCAAGGCGCTTCAACGGCAGAAGCTCCGTCGCTGACGATCATTTCAGTCTCTGGATATGTAATAACATCGCCTAACCATGGGCTCAACACGGGGGATTTCGTTTACTTTTTGAATGCTCTTGGGATGAGTAATTTCAATTCACAGCCATTGGCAGATCCCCCAACCTACATCATTTGGGTTGTGACAGTTTTGACAGTGAACACTTTTGAGATTTCTTGCGATCCAGATTTAGAAGAACCTTTCGTCCCTAGCGGAACTTATGCCGGCAATGGGACCATCACTCGGCTTTATGTGCCGGTTATTCAGAGCAAACAGTTCCCCGCCGCCTGGTCTTTAGGGCGCAAGACGCGGATCGGTGTGCAGCAGTATCTTCTAACTACCACGTCCAATGCCCAGATCACTCTGAATTTATATCTCAGCCAGAACTCTGCGTCGCCTTTTAATCTGCCGCCTTATGTGCCTGGGGCAAGCGACAACAATGCTGTCATTTATTCCGACACTCTTTATACATGCCAAGAAAGCTACAATCTTGGCCTTACCCCTGCCAACATAAATCTTCAGCAGATCGTTCCGAACCAATCCCAAACGTGGCATCGCATGAATACAAGCTTAATCGGAGACACAATCCAGGTGGGCCTTACCATTAGCGATGAGCAAATGTTTGACGACACTCTAACCAACCAAGTA